CGAGGCCCGCCACAGCGACCGGCTGGAAGGGCAGATCAAGGCCGCGCAGGACAGGGCGAGGAAAGCCACCGAGAAGGCCCAGGCTTCAGCTTTGGAGTACATCGAGAGGATGCACGACGCCCGCGCCAAGCTCAGCATGACTCCGGAATCGTCGGCGGCCTATGACGCTTACAACAAGATCGGTCATATCTTCAAGGACGATATCGCGAAGCAGGAGGCCACCCTTAAAAACCTGCTGGCAGTCCCGGGGATTACGAAGGCCAACACCCAGTACCAGGCGCAGCTTGCCATCCTCAAGGATCTGAAGGACGCCAGAGAGGACCTTGCCGTGGCCGCCGCCAAGCACGCAGCCGAAGAAGCCGCTGCCGCCCGGTCACTGGCTGCGGGCTGGGAAGCGTCCTGGAAAAAGTACGCGGAGGATGCCACCAACAGCGCCAAGTACGCCGAGAGTGTGTTCAACATGACAACCAAGTCGATGGAGGATGCGCTCACCCAGTTCATCCAGAAGGGCGTGGTGGATTGGCAGAGCCTGACCAATGCCGTGTTTGTCGAGTTGGCAAAGATGGAAGCGCGCTGGCTGCTCTCCAAGCTCTTCGGCAAGCATGACGAAAGACAATCCCCCGGTGGCGAGGCGCTGACGTCCTTGTTCAACTGGATATCCGGCAAGCCGGGCGAGAGCGAGAAAAAGGGCACGGAGGCCGCCAAGAAAGCCGCCGAGACGGGCGTGGGCATCGCCAAGCAAACCAGCGATGCCGTTGCGATGACCGCATTCAATGCGGGGATCACCACGGCCAGCGCGAGCCTTACCGCGCTCGCGGCGGCGGCGTCGGCGGCGGCGGGGGCGATGGGAGCCTCCGGCGCGGCGGCCAACATGGGCTTGCTCTCTGCGACCAATGCCGCAGACCAGGCGGGCGGCGCGCTCGCCAAGGTGGCCGAGGCCAGCGGCGCAACCTCGGGCGGCCTGATGGAGATGCTCAGTGGATTCAGCGACGGCTTGGGATCGTTGTTGAACTCGCTCTTTAGCCTGCTCGGCGGTGGCGGCGGCGGAGGGGGTGGGGACATGAGCGGCATGGTGAGCGCGGCTGCCAGCCTCATGAGCATGTTCTTTGCCAAGGGCGGCGGCTTCGGCCAGAGCGGCGTCTATGCCTTCGCCAATGGCAGCGCCTTTGGCTCCAACCAGATTCTGAACCAGGCCACGCCCTTCATGTTCGCCAATGGCGCGGGCTTCAGTCTCGGCGTGGCCGGGGAGGCGGGCGATGAGGCGGTCATGCCGCTGCGCCGCGACTCGCAGGGCCGGCTTGGCGTGATTGCACAGCAGGCCGAAGAGCGGGCGCAGCCCATGGGCGTCGCCACGCCCGCCCCGCAAACCAATCTGCGCATCATCAACGCCTTTGATACCGGCGTGGTTGGCAATTACATGGGCAGCGCGGCGGGCGAAAAAATCATCATGAATGTGGTCAAGAAGAATCAGGCCACGGTTAAGCAAATGTCAAGGAGTTGAGGGATGCCACACAAGATAGGTTACGTGGATAACAGCGATGGCACGCTGGCGCATTACAAGATGCTCGAAACCATCCATGATTTCGCGGCGGCAAATGGCTGGCAGGTGCTGCGATACGACACGGCCAGCGAAAACCGCCAGTTGATCCTGAAGGGCAGCGGCTACACCGGCGCGGAGGAAATCTTCGTCGGCTTTCGGACCTACCAGAACGCCGCCGCCGATTACTACAACCTGCTGGCCGGCGTATTCACCGGTTACGTCGCGGCCAACTCGTTCGACACGCAGCCCGGGGTCATGCTCTCCGGCGTGCCGGCGCACAACCTGCGCATCGAATACTGGCTGACCTTGAACCCGCAGCGCATCACGCTGGCGATGAAGGTTGGCACGCCGGTGTACGAGCATGCCTACGTCGGCAAGATGCTGCCCTATGCCCGGCCCAGTCAGTACCCCTACCCTGTGGTGTGCGGCGGGGCGTTGACAGGCGCGGAGGCGAAGCGATTCAGCGATACGGAGCACGCGAGCTATTTCCGAGGCGGGCGCGCCAATATGCGGTTGCGCCTGAACGACGGGTGGGCGCAGCCGTATTGCTATCCGTGGAGTGACGCCATGATCGCCGGTGGGGGTAGCAGTGTCTCTTCACGGAGCATGAGAGACACCAACGGCGTCCACCTGCTGTTGCCGGTGGAATTGCATGGCAGCGCCAACGTGTATGGCGCGCTAGATGGCATCCATTACATCTCCGGATTCAACAACACGGTTGAGAGCACGCTGACCATCGACGGCCATGGCTACGTGGTGATGCAGGACGTTTGGCGTACCTCTCACAACGCCTATTACGCAATGAGGCTAGACTAATGGCTTACTACACGGGCATCGTCAATAACTTCTCCGACCTGCGCACGGTATTTATCAACCACCTGTCGAGCCACGGCTGGTCGTGGAACTCGGGCAGCGAAGAGATTTCAAAGGGCGCGATCATCGTCCACCTGACCGTTGGTCCGCGCGACCTGTACGCTAGTGGCCGTGCCACGCCTGGCAGTGCTACCGGCGGCTCCAGCCAGTGTCGTATAGGTCGGTACAGCCACACGAACGATTTTGACATCGTCTGGCCGGCGCAATACAGCTTGTTTGTATTTGACTCACCCGACGAGGTCTACCTGATCGTTAGACACTCTATCGACGCCCATCAGTGGCTCGCCTTCGGCAAGTCAGTGTTTGATTTGCCCGGCACCGGAACATGGTTGGGCGCGTCGGGGGCGGAGAACCCAGGAACAGTAGTTTCGCTCTACCTCAACTACACCGGAATTACGTCAGGCGGGGCCAACGTTCCAACGGGGCCCGCGCTATTCGCAACGGCAGAAAATAGTAGCAGCGATACACTACAATACAGCAATAATTACGTTCACCACCAATTTTCAGACGCAGCGGGACCTTGGCGGTTATGGGGCAGATATAGTAGCGGCAGCACGTGGAACGCAGTTGGCTGGCGCTCCTTGCTGCAACAGCAACCGAACGCTTGGAACAGCGAAGCCATCCTACTCCCACTGCGTGCTTGGTGCGCTCGCTCGGAATTCAAGGTTTCCTGCGTTGCCGATCTGCGGAATGCGCGTCACATCCGCATCGACTACTACGAGCCTGGCCAGATACTTACCCTTGGTAACGACCGCTGGATGGTCTTTCCCTGGTATCGCAAAAACGCGAATGGGGACGGTTCGGGCGGTAGCAGCCTCACCGCCCACACCGGCACCCTGGGATGGGCCATCCGCTACGACGGGCCGTGACGATGGCGATCCTGGTCGGACTCCTGCTCTCCCCCTCACTCGGGCCACTTGACGCCCCGAGGAACAGCGTCGATCTCGACGGGCACATCCACGTCCCGGCTCTGCCGGAGGCGCGGATACCCTTGCCGATGCTACGAGGCGCGCTGGCGATCAAGTTGCCCGTCACCGCCATGCCGCGCACCCTGTCCGCACATCTTGGCGGCTGCTACGTGGATGACTACTACCACCGCATCCACGCCGCCCCGGAAAAGATTGATGTCGGGAACCTGGCGGCAGAGCGGGGCTACAACCTTTATGTGTGGAACGCCTGCTTCACGCCGACGGTCATGACCGCCCTGGAGGCCAATGCCGCCCACGGCATTTACCTGACCGGCGCTGACACCTTGCCGTCTACCTACGCTCCACTCCTGGAGAAAACCTACAGGGTCATCGTCGGCGTGGCTGGCCCGGCGGTGATTGATGAGCGGGTGGTGTTCCATTTCGATATCGGCAGCCCGAGCGTTCACATTGTCGGAAACCGGGCCGTCCCGACGTCTTTCGTGCCGCAGCGCGATGTTACCGAGACGCTGGAGTGGAAAACGGACGTGATTCGCACCAAGGCATCGGAGCAGCGGATCGCCCTGCGTCATGCCCCGCGCCAGACCTTCACCTACAAATACTGGCTGGATGAGCGCCAGGCGGCGCGTCTGCGCGCCATGTTTCATGGCTGGTCGCACCGGGTATTCGCGCTTCCGGTATGGACGGAGGGGGAGTACATCGGCCCGGTCGCCAAAGGAGCCACCGAAATCAAGGTTTCCACGGCGCATGCCGATTATCGGGTTGGCGCGCCGGTTTTCATCTGGCAGGACGACGAGGCCAATACCCTCATCAACGTGACGGCGGTATCGGCGACGGGCCTGACGCTTGAGTTCCCTGTCGCGTTCGAGTTCACGTCGGCCTACGTCATGCCCGTGCGATACGCCAAGTCACGCGGCCTCAATCTGACCCGGGAGGCGAGTAAGCGGACGGTTGCCGAGGTCGAGTATTGGGCGTTCAACGGCAGGGATAAATTCACGGATATCAAGCTGCCGGTTTATCAAAAGCTGCCCGTGCTGACCGATGTGATGATCCACCTTGGCAAGCACGAAGAGAAAATCATCCGCGAAGTCGCGACCATTGATAACGAAATCGGGCTGATACAGACCGACCCGATTTTCAGCCATACCGACGAGCATTACACCCTGTCCTGGGAGGCCACGAACCGCGCCGACCTGTGGCGTATTCGGCAATGGCTATATTCGCTCAAGGGGCGCTTGAAAACATTCTGGCTGCCGACGGGGAGCGCCGACCTTGTTCTGACTCAGCCGGTGCTGGCGGGCTCCAATATCATGCAGGTCCGGACTATCAGCTATAGCCTGTATTACACGGTCAGAGCGCTGCAAATGGTTTTCAGGAACGGGTCAATAAAGTATTTCACCGTCACGGGTTCGCAAATGAACGGGGGAATCGACAACCTGCTGCTTTCAGAGCCGGTGACAGCCGTGATCATGCCCGGCGATGTCGAGCGTATCAGCTTGATGTGTATCGTCCGGCTGGATTCCGACCGGGTTGAAATTCAGCATACCGAAAACAACACAGCAACGATTCAAATTCCAGCGGTGAGCGTGCCGACATGAGCTATCAAATAGTTGAGCAATCCCTGGCCGACGGCCAGCCCGTTGAACTCTACGAGTTCAAGCAGCACATCAATTACTGGTTCTACACCTCCGGCGTTGACGCGGTGGAGTGGAATGCCCGGAGCTTTGTTCCCGCCGCGATCACGCGCTCGGCTGTCACGCAGTCCAATGAAATGTCGGGGGCCAAGCTCACGCTGGTTTTCCCGCGTGACCATCCCTTTGTGGCTCAGTTTGTCGGGATGTCGCCAGATTTTCCGACGACCCTGACCATTTTCCGGGGGCATGCCACGGATACCGCGAAGGAGTGGGCGGCGTACTGGAAGGGCAGGGTGGTGCGGGCCAGCGCGACGCGATCCGAGGTGACGCTTGAATGCGAGTCGCTTTTCTCGTCCATGCAGCGCACGGGCTGCCGGGCGCGGTTTCAACTGACCTGCCGGCACGCGCTGTACTCGGCGGCCTGCGGCGTCAGCTCGGCGCTGCACCGAACCACGGCGCTGGTGCAATCCTCAACGTCGAGCAGCCTGATCTGCACGGGGGTCAGCAGTTTTCCAAATGGGTGGTTTACCGGCGGCATTGTGCAATTTCCATCCGGGACGCTTCGTTTCATCAGCGAGCATAAGTCCGATTTGATCACCTGCACGCGCCCGTTTACAGAAAATGTGAATGGGCAAACCGTCAGCGTTTTCCCCGGCTGCGACCACGCCAAGCAAACCTGTATCAATAAATTCGACAATCTCCTGAATTTCGGAGGCTTTCCCTATATTCCCGTCGTCAATCCGTTTGGCGGCGGCTCTCTGGCGTGAGGTGGCGTATGGACCCCGGAACCTGGATTTACCTGATCATGTTGGTTGTAGGCACCGCTTACTCCATGTCAAACCAACCCAAACAAGAAAAGCCAACCGCGCTGACGCTGGATGACGCCAAGATTCCTAGCGCCGAGATTGGAAAGTCGATCCCCGTGTTATTCGGCACGCGGGAGATTAATGACGCGAACGTGGTTTGGTACGGCCACCTGCGAACCACGGCAGTCAAGACGAAGAGCGGGAAATAATATGGACAGAGTGTATATGCGCCATATTCGGGAAGCCCATATGTGCAGCCGGGGTGTTCGCCAGGTTGCCAAGGAGCAGGGCTTTGACTACGAGGATTTCCTGGTGAATGGCATTGATATTGAAATACTGCGGCGTATTGATGACGCCATGATTCAGGAGGTGGTCCAGATCGCGGAGGCGGACGTGGGCGATGACGATGTAGAGGACGCGGGCGAGGCTGCTGGCGAGACAAATGACGTGACGGACGGCGAGGTAGCTGCCGAGGTAGAGACAGAGGGCGAAGCAGAGGGCGAGGAAGATGGGCAAGGGTAAGAAGGTCACAATCGGCTACCGCTACCACCTGGGCATTCACTTTGTTCTGTGCCACGGCCAGGTTGATTCGATCCGGAGGATTACGGTCGGGGATCGCGAGGCATGGAAAGGGACGCATACCGGCGGCGGGCTGTACGTCAACAAGCCGGAACTATTCGGGGGCGACAAGAAGGAAGGGGGCATCCAGGGGACTATCGACCTGGTGACAGGCTCCCCGACTGAGCCGCAAAACAGCTACCTCCTGTCCGTGCTCGGCAGCGGTGTTCCCGCCTATCGCGGGGTCGCCAGCCTGATCCTTCGTCAGGTCTATGTCGGCACCAACCCCTATCTGAAGAAATGGGGCTTTCTGCTGACCCGCATCTTGAAAAGGAGCAACGGGGCGACCCAGTGGTATTCGACGAGGGCGGCCATTGGCACTGACATGAACCCGGCCCACATCATCCGCGAATGCCTGACCGACCTGGAGTGGGGGATGGGCTACACGGACGCCGACGTGGATGACCCCAGTTTCACGGCGGCAGCGGACACCCTGTACTCGGAAGGGTTCGGGATGTCGCTCCTGTGGTCCAGCGAGTCGAGCATCGAGGATTTCGTGAAGGACGTGCTCCGGCACATCGACGCCAGCCTCTACGTGGACCGGGCCACGGGGAAATTCAAGCTCTATCTCATCCGACCGAACTACAGCCCGTCATCTGTCATCAAGCTCGATGAGAACAATGTCGTGGCGGTTGAGGAGTACGCCTGCTCAACCTTGAGCGAGCTGTGCAACACGGTGATCGTCAATTATTGGGACGCGGCGACGGGGAACAACAACAGCATCACGGTGCAGGACATTGCAATGATCCAGGCTCACGGCTGCACCGTGTCCAATACGATGGAGTACGGCGGGATTACGAAGGGCGACCTGGCGATGAAGGTGGCTTCCCGTGACCTGAAGGCGCTGAGTACGCCCATCATCCGCTGCTCCGTCACGGTTTCCCGCAACGTCGGCAACATTGTTCCCGGCGGGCCGGTCAGGCTGGATTGGCCCGACTTCGGTATATCCAACCTGATTATGCGCATCGGCGAGATCGACCTGGGGACGGCGACGGACAACTCGATCAAGCTGAGCTTGATCCAAGACGTGTTCTCGTCTGGGACCGCGACCTACGCCCCGCCGGTGGCGTCCGAGTGGCAGCCGGTCATCACGGCCCCCGTGCCTGTTCAGCACCAGATCGTGCTGGAAGCGCCGTATTACACCTTGGTTCAAGGCATGGGGGAGGATGCGGTCAACGCGAGGCTGAACTCGCTCCCCGAGCTTGGCGTGCTGCTGGTGGGCGCGGCCCGGCCATCGCCTAGCTCCATTTCCGCACAGGTGTGGACGACGGCGGGATCGGTATACGCCGATGAAACGGTCTTGGATTTTTGCGCAACGGGGGTTTGCCTCGACGCTGTGACCAAGATCGCCACCACAATCCCGTTGTCCGACTTGGCGGACTGGATGAGCGACACGGTAGCCGCAGGCGACTACGCCGTACTGAACGGCGAGATCGTCGCCATCGTGAGCTTCACGGCTACCTCGGTCACGGTCAAGCGCGGGGCGCTGGATACGGTCCCGGCCAATCACGCCGCCGGGTCCAGGCTCTATGTTTTGTCCACCTTCAATGGGCAGGGGCAGACCGAGTATGTGATGGGGGAAACGGTCAAGGTCAAGCTCCGTACCGTTGCCGGAACCGGCCTCCTGCCCGAGTCCAGCGCTCCGGTCATCAGCGTGAAGATGAACCGGCGAGCGTTGCGCCCCTATCCGCCGGGCAACTGGAAGATCAACAGCGCGCACTTCCCGGAAACCGTGACCGCAGCCAGCCTGACGACGACCTGGGCGCACCGGAGCCGGACGCAGCAAACGGGCGGATCGCTGATCGGGTTCACGGACGGGTCCGTGGGGCCGGAGCCGGGCACGACCTACACCTTGCGGCTCTACAACAACACGAGCGGCGGCTTGCTTCATACCTCGCCAGCGCAGACGGGCACGAGTTATACTTTCCCCGTGATGGCCGCCGGCACCTACACGCTGCGCATGGAGCTGTGGAGCGTGAGGGACGGGCTAACGAGCTTGCAGACGCATTCGCATGTGTTCATTTACACCGTGCCATAGCCAATGATCTGTAGGCATCCTTGTAGGCACCCTCTCAAAAATGGCCCGCAAGGCCGCGTAGAATGGTGACTATCGAGTCCCTCCGGGCGCGCCACAGTGACCCTCCAAGGACTTCCAAGGAAATCCGACGAGTATCGTAACTTGTTGTCAGGATTGAGAATTTGCCAAAATCTCGATCCACTGACTACCGGTACAAAACGGTACATAAAGTGGTACATCAATGCGGTCAGCCTTCGTGCCGTATTGTTGCTGGAGGAGCAGGGCCAGGGTATCGAACATTGAATCCAACTCATCTCTTGAGGAGTTGGAAACATGCTCACCGACATGATGGTTCGGCAGGCCAAGGCCACCGACAAGCCCTACACCGATAGCGCCAGGGACAGCGGTACGCCGACGAACAGTCCGCCGATGGCGGACAGGCCGCAACACACCCACAGCTCGTCGGCGGTCAGGCCGCGCACCACCACCGGATGGCGGTTCAGGCGATGCGGCAGGAAGGACACCGTGCCGTCGGCGCGGACATGCTGATGCTCGGACATGGCCGCGGCCTTACAGGATGCCGGTCGCTTCGGTGAGCAGCCAGATGCCGATCACCAGCAGTATCGCGCCCACGGCAACCGTCAGGCCGAACTGGCCCCAGGTCTTCTTGCCGTTGTGGATTTCGGCGTAGGTGCCATAGGCGTGGTAGTATACCCCGATGAACATGGACGCCACCACCAAGAGCGCCACCAGCATCACCATGTCGTAGCCGTAGTTGCGGATCGTCTGCATGATGCCGCTGCCGGTGCCGCGGGAGGGATTCTCCAGCGTCGGCAAGCCCTGGGCGAAGGACAACGCGGGCAATGCGAGCAGACCGATGGCGAGCGCCAGGCGATGGGCGAGATGGGGAACGAGGCGAGTCTTCATGGTCGTGTCCTTCGGGTCAGGAGAGAAGAAAAAATGTAAGCACCACGTACATCGCCAGGAAGCGCACGACGACGCCGAGGAATTGACGCTGGTTGATACGGTTCTCGGCCCAGCCGACATAGACCGTGCGGATGGCCCAGACCCCCCACAGCAGCAGCGCGGCAAACACCACGCCGACCAGGGCGGCCGCCATCGCGGCCGGGGTGAATCCGCTGTTGGCCTGGAATGAGGCGATTTGAATGCTGTTCATGGCCGCTTCCTCACCGCGGTCATGGCGATGGCCTCGTGGGCGGCGTCGGACTCCAGGCGGTATTGGCCGCTCAGTTCCACCGGATCTCGGGGTTGGGCGCGAGGCGGCGTCAGGTAGTCCTGCAGTCCGGCGCGCACCCGCGCCAGATCGGCGAGCAGGCGCGGATAGTCGAAGTGGTAACGCTGGCTGGGTTCGATGGGCGTGGCGGCGGCGCTCGTCTCGACCAGATGTTCCAGGGCTTGGATCTGGCGCAGGGCGGCAGCCAGTTCCTGGCGCTGCAGGGGGGCGTCGGCCCATGCGGGCAAAGGCAATGCGCTCGCCAGCGCCGCCAGCAAGGGAAGGATCAGCGCGCCGGAGCCTGCGGCGCGGGATCGGAATGAATGCGCCATCGCGCCTTCCTCGTCAGATCAACAATGGGGTGATCGTGACGAGGGCGGGCGATGCGGGCAGCAAACAATGGGAACTTGCCGCTGACCGGATTGATGAGGCTGGATATCGGGTAATGCCTTGGGCGTGCCTCAACATCAGGACCCCAGCTTTGGAAAGCGCAATAACCTAATTATCGCTTGACGCAATAACCTAAAAATAAATAAACTCAATAACCTAATTTCAGTGAAATGCCCCTCATGGCAACCCCCTCCGATAGACTCGCCGCCTCGCTGGAAGCGCTCAAGCTACTTCAGGATCAGGGCATCGTCGCCATCCGCAG